ATAATGAAAACATAGATGTAGTACTTTCTTACATGGAGCAGGACGTATAATATGCCTTTTATTGGAGATCAAGCAACTGCTAATGCAAAGATAAAAAAGCACGTTTTCACTGCAACTGGTTCCCAAGTTGACTTCACAGTTTCTTCAAATGCAGGTGATGAACTGCAGGTGTTTTTAAACGGTGTCTTACTTAAATTTACAGACGATTACACGTACACAACTTCCACTGTCACTCTAGGAAGTGGTGCCACAGTATCTGACATAGTTGAGGTACACGTTTATCAGAGTTTTGCACTTGTAGATGCAGTTAAAGCAAGTGGTGATACTATGACAGGTGAACTTGAAGTTCCGACTGTCAAACTAAGCTCTAATATTATCAAGGCATCAGACGGTGGTTCTACGATCACTTTAGACACTTCTGATAATGTTAGTATTGCAGGGGATTTAACAGTAACAGGTGGTGATATTAAGAGCAGTGGTGGTACTACTGCAATTTCTGTTTCAGGTGCGAATACGACACTAGCAGGGACAGCAAATAATATTGGAACTGTTACTTCAGGCATTATAATGACTAGTACCAATCCAAGATTAACTATCACAAGACAAACTTGGGCAGGTGATACCACTGGAACAACAGAAACAGCCGTTGCAGATTATTATAATTGGCAAAATACTAAAGCAAGTTCAACTGTATTTATAGAAATGACATTCCCTGTACAAACATCTGTAAGTGGAGGTGTATCATCACTAAGATATGGAAAATGGAGAATGTATTATAGTACGTCAAGTGTTTCTGATGGGGCAACTTCTAGTTTTGGTACAGCGTTGGGTAAAGGTTGGACTGGAAGAACTACTGCTACTTCCACTTCAAATGCTAATGCTGGTTATGGAATATTAACTTTGACTGGAACATTTACTACTTCAGAGTCAGTAAGCACTGACTATTATTTTGGTATTACCTCTGGTGCTGATGGTACTTACACAAGATGTGAAACTTGGGGTGGTGGTATAGATGGGACATTAATTAAAATTTTGGAGTATTAAATATGAGGGACCCATCAAAAATTGATAGGCATACAGCAATACATTCACTTGTTGGTGGGAATCTAAAAACCAGTGGTGAAAATCAAGAAAAAGTATTTTACTTGGATGGCCAAACTCCCCCTTCTAAAGAAGAAATAGATGCTGAAGTAATTCGACTCCAAGCAGAATACGATGCCAAACAATATCAACGTGACCGACAATACCCTCCTATCGGTGATCAATTAGATGCCCTATATCACGCAGGAGTTTTCCCGAAAGAGATGTCAGATAAGCTAAAAGCAGTGAAAGATGCACACCCAAAACCTGAGTAATAACAACTACGCTTAAAGCGTACTTTTTGAGCAGAACAGATGAAATGAATCCAGCCGATGAACAATATTTCTATCCAACAACACATATGCCTGACACTGACCTGATAATACTTTTGATTGAGCGTGTTGGAACACCGGCAATTACTTTAGCAGCAGCCGGTTACCTGATCATGTGGCTATTAAAAAATGCCAGTCTTGAACGTGAAAAGTGGCAGAACCGGGATGAACAAAATGATGAACGAATTCTGAAAATGGTAGAATCCAGCAGTGATGCATTGTTGCATGTAAAGATTGCTTTGGAACAGAACACACAAGCAATGAAAGAATTCATTCGATACAGGGGAACATAATGATGATAGTACCTTTATTAGCCGGTGCAGCAAAAACAATGGTGATATCCATGCTGTCAGAAAGAGTAGTGTTAAGGGTTTTGCTTATGCTTGCAGAATGGGCATCAGCAAAGTCAACAACATCCATTGATGACAAAATAGTAACTGAAATCAGATCGAAACTTGAAGCAGATGGAAAAATATAATGCTTTCAAAAAACTTTTCAGAATCCGAAATGTCATGCCGTTGCGGATGTGGCAGATACGACATGGATGAAGATTTCATGAGTGTGATTCAGAACATCAGGGATGACATCGGCAAGCCATTACATGTGACTTCAGCATTCAGATGCAGTGCCCACAACCAAGCAGTTTCCACTTCAGGACCTAATGGCCCACATACGACCGGCATGGCAGCAGATTTTTCAGTGTCAGGAAAGGATGCACATGATTTCATTTCTTTGGCATTGGATCATGGTGCATCAGGTGTTGGACTTTTCCAGAAAGGACCACATGAATCCAGATACATACATATCGACATCCTGGAATCCAATCCTGAACAAAGACCCCGGCCATGGGTATGGACCTACTGAACCATGGGCAAAATAGTCCCTTTTGAAATACCACCGGGTGTTCATCGAAATGGAACCCAATATCAGGTAAAAGGCAGATGGTTCGATTGCAACTTGGTCAGATGGAAGGATGGTAGACTCAAACCAATTGGTGGATGGACTAGAGCAACAACATCAGGTCTGACCGGTATCAGCCGGGCGATGTTGGCATGGAGGGATAATGATGGTGACAAATGGTTAGCAATTGGAACTTCATCAAAACTTTACATCTTCACAAGTCTTTCTGGATCTGCTGCTGACATAACACCATCATCTTTCGTCACAGGAAATGATACTGCAGAACCAGGAACAGGTTTTGGTGCTGGTGTTTTCAATGGAACTGAAATTGTTAAAACCCTGACACAAACCGACATCAGTGCAACCCAGTCTAGTGACAAATTCACAACTGCAGGATCAGTTGATTTCACTGATTATTTTGAAGTAGGTGATGAAATACAGGCATCAGGATTTTCTGGTGCAGCAAACAACAAAACCTATGATGATTCACACCGGGTCACTGCAGTTTCATCAACAGAACTGACACTGGGACTTGAAAATGGATCTGCTGCATATGGTGGATCTACACTAGCAGATGAATCAGCCGGTGCATCAATCACACTAAGCAGGGCACGTAGATTCGGGAATGAATCCACATCAACAACATCACTTGTAATTGAAGCATCAAACTGGGTGTTTGACACATTCGGACAGATCCTTGTTTCATTATCAACATCAGACGGAAAGATCTATTCATGGGACCCATCAGTAACAGATCCAACAGGAACAACTGCTGCAGTTGTGACCAATGCACCAACATCAAATTCTGCAATTCTGGTTTCCAAGGAACGGCATTTGTTTGCATTAGGTGCAGGTGGTGATCCAAGAAAAGTACAGTGGTCCGATTCTGAATCATTAACAACATGGACACCAACAGCAACGAACCAGGCCGGATCATTCACACTTGAAACCCAAGGTGAAATTCTGAATGCAAAGTCAGTAGGGTCCAGGATCATTGTTTGGACTTCAACTGATGTCCATGCCATTGACCATGTCGGTGTCCCATTTGTATATGGACGGCAAAAACTAGCAGATGCATGTGGTGCAATATCGAACAAAGCAATGGCATCAGTTGGTGACAAAGCATTCTGGATGTCCAAAGGTGGTTTCTTTGTATATCAAGGATCAGTCCAGCCCTTACCATCCACTGTTTCAGATTATGTTTTCAGTGACATCAATCATGTACAGGATTCAAAAATATATGCATCAGTAAACAGTGCTTTTTTTGAAGTTACATGGTGGTACACAAGTGCAGATGCATCTGAAATAGATCGGTATGTGACCTACAATTACCAGGAAGGTTGGTGGAGTATAGGAAAACTAACCAGAACTGCATGGCAGGATGCCGGTGTTTATTCTGATCCAGTTGCACTTGCAGATGATAACATCCTTTATAGTCATGAACAAAGTGCATCTTCATCAGGCAGAACAACAGATAGCATTGCAACATCACTTTCAGAATTAAGTGACTTTGACCGAAACTTAGTAACAGGTGGATCAACATCAGATCCAGGACTTTGTTTTGCAGAAACCGGTGCAATGGAAATTGGAGATGGTCAGAACATAACGAACATAACACAAATGATCACAGACCAAACAAGTGGTGATTCAGGATTGAGATTCAAATTTAAAACCAGACCAAACCCCAACAGTTCTGAAACTGAATCCAGTTCACTTGAAGTAGCATCAGACGGGTATACTGATTGCAGGGTGCAGGGTCGGCAATTTGTTTGGCGATTAGAATCAGGATTCGACCAGGATTGGGAAGTCGGAACCATACGTGCTTTGATTGTGTCAGGGGGTGCCCGTTGAATCTACCACCGGTACCTGAACAATATCAGGTTGGGACCCAAACTGAACTACATAATCAGATCAGATCAGCAGACACCCAAAACCTGAAACTGGATCAGGACAATTTTTTAGATTCAGGATCAATATCACTCCAGTCACCTGATGGCACATGGTTTATTTTGTCAGTCGATAATTCAGGGAATCTTTCAGCAACAGAATTGACCGGGACTCAAATTGATTCATTCGGAAGACCCGTCATAGCATCATCTAACCCATACTCATAATATGTTTACAGATTCAATACCGATGGCTAATGCAGCCGAAGCAATGAGATCCCAAGGAAGGTACGGGGATTCCGAACTAATGCATGTAACCCCTTTGGAAAGGGCAGAACTGGAAGCACGTAGAGGTGGATTCCAATCAATTAATCCAGTCACTGGACTTCCTGAAGCATGGGTTGGAATGGCAGCATCTGTTGCTGCACCAATCGTTTTAAATCAGTTGAGCAAATCCCCACTAGGGAAACAGTTGGGAATGGGACCCGAAGAACAAAATATGGGTTCGACATCATCAACTCAAATGGACCCCACTTCTCAAGCCATTAAGGACTACGGTTTTAATAAGATGAAGGGTCACATCGATCAAGGTTACCAGACCTATGATCCTGGTGCATCACCATCGGCTGCATCAAAACAGATGTATGGCGATTTCAACAAGGATCAAACTGGTGCAATGAAAGGAATCCGGGATATGACAACAACCTATGCAGGGAAGGATGGAAGATTGGACACTGCATATGGTGTTGCAGAAGATGTCGGAACTTATGACCCAGGAACAGTTAAGGGTGGATCATTTCTTCAGGGTCCAGGAATTAACCAGTACATGAATCCGTACACACAAAATGTCATTGATGCAGGAAAGCAGGACTTGGATGATGCACTCAAAATGGGCCGACAAACAGTGGGTCAGGCAGCAATGGGTGCAGGTGCATTTGGAGGTGATCGACATGGAATTGCAGAAGGAAGCATGGCAAACCAAGCAATCCAGGATTATATGCAACGTAGTGATGCATTAAGACACAAAGGATTTGAAGCAGCAGCAGCAAGGAAAGGCCAAGACATCAACCGGAAATTCCTGGCATCAGGACAGAATGTTGGTTATGGACTTGAAGGTGCAAGAACCAATTTGAGTGCAGTACCCCAAATGTCTGACATGTCAGGATACACTGATGCATATGGTGCATTAGAGGGTGTGGGTGACAAATCTTATGGATTAAACCAGCAAAGAAGGTTGTACGACAAGGGCCAATTCGATGCAGAACAAAACTTCATCCCAGATATGGTCGGTAAACTAGGTTCTTTTTCTGGTGGAACAGGTTCAGGATCAACAACGGCATCAAACACACCCATGTATACAAACCCAATGAAGGAAAATCTAGGACTTGGGTTGGCCGGGCTGGGTGCCTATGGGATGTATCAAGGAATGACCAGCTAAAGGAACAACATGTATCAAGGACTTCTAGACTACTTCATGCCCCCAGAAGGCACCTCCATTGATCCAGCCCACGTTAACCTGCAGGGAGGATATAGCATTCCTGCACCTCCTATTGGAGGATATAGCATTCCTGCACCTCCTATTGGAGGGCACAGTATCCCAATATCAGAATATGGCAATATTCCAGGGGGTGCCCCAATACCAGAATTTGCTGATGATCCACAATTCATTGGTCAATCAATTCCATTTGAAGATGCACAACCATTTGCACCATCCGGTGGACGGGGTTTTATGCAACCCAACATGTATGACATGAACCAATATATGTCTTCAGGGGGTCCTGAAGGGATGCCAGAAATGCCTGGTGGACGGGGTTATATGTCAGAAGCTCCAGGTGCCCGTCACCAGTACAAGCAAATGCAATCAGAACCGGCCCAAAATAGAATGACGATGACAACATCACCCAGAACAAAATTTGATAAGGACGGATTTAATTCTGGCCTTCAATTAATGAACATGGGAATAGGACTACTGGACTAACATGGCACTTCTTGGATACCCCGAACACATGCTTGATGAGCAAGGCAACCCTAAACCGGGGGTGACCGGACCATCACCGGCATCGATGGGTCTGCTTTCAGCAGGACTTGGAATGCTTTCATCACCATCACATTCCAGACTTCCAGGTGATATGTCTGGTATTGGGTCAGGTGCAATGCAGGGTCTTCAAGCGTACCAACAACGATTAGCCCAAATCCAACAGCAAAGGAAGGACTACAATCAAAGCCTGATGCAAGCCCAGAACCAGGAAATGGCAAAGAAAAGGTTTGGTCTGGAAATGGGAGAAGCAAAAAGAATAGAGGCACGTAGACAGCAGATGGTTTCAGAACTTCCGAATCTTCTGGAACAGATCAGGACTTTGCCTATTCCTGGAATTGATCAACAGATTGCATCAATCCAGGCAATGGCAAAAGCTGGTGCCCCTGAAAAAGCATATCAGGCAGCAGTAAACATTATAGGTCAGAAACTTCCACAAAAGCATGATGTCCAGCATGTAATGATTCCAGATACAAATGTTGGATATTTTATAGATCAGACAACCGGTGAATTTAAGGGGCAATTTTCTACTGCAGCAACAAAAAATTATGGAACTAATTTATCCGGTGATGATGCTGTTGAATTCATGACAAGCAAAGACCCTAAATTTAAGTTAGATGGACCATCATCAAACTTAGTAGTTCAAAGGAATCCTGATGGATCATACAAAGGTCACAAATACATCAAAGGAAATATTGGTGGAACAAATGAATTTCAATTGAAGTTTGGCGAAAGACTACTAGAAAAATATGATAATCATGCAGTAGTAAAAGAAACGGATAAAGCTATAACAAGTTACTTAGCACTTGAAAAATTAGGCAATACAGACCCTAGTCAACCCGGTAAAATGGGTGTTGCAGACATGGCCATTATATTTGGATTCATGAAAACTTTAGACCCGACATCAGTGGTACGGGAATCTGAATATAAAACAGCAGCAGGGGTTGGTATAGGATTACCTGAAAAATTAGTGCGTGGATATTTTAGTGCTAAAGAAGGTGACATCCTTTTAGATGAAACAAGAGATGAAATCTTGAGGGTTGCCAAAGATGCTTTA